GGTATTGCTGGAAGTAAAACTTTTCAGCAGAAAGATAGACAAATCCGAAGTATTGGTTAAAATTGGTAATAACAAGAGATTACTCAAACCTCTTGTTTGAAATAACTGGCTTTGAGTTAATACAAAAGTAATAGGTACCACTCGATCCCTATAAGAGTGTGTAGACATAATAGGAGTAATAATGTCAAATGAACAAGGAGCTGGTTTGTCTAACGAAGAATCAATCCCAAATTTACGTGAAGCTTTAGATAAAGCTAAAGCGGATAATAGTGCGTTACAAGAACAATTCAATCAAGTATCCGGAGAACTAAAAGGTATGAAAGCTAAAGAAGCTTTTAGAGCTGGCGGTTATCAAGATTCTCACGCTGAATTATTTCTTAAAGCAAATCCTGATGCTGAAATCACTAATGAGACAGTATCAGAATTTGTCACTTCGTATAATTTATCCCCTCAAAGTGCACCAGTAGAGCAATCTGCTGGCTTAAGCGATATGGGTCAAGTTGCTGATAATACAAGTCCTTCTGTTGTTGGAACACCTGAAGGTGGAAAGATATCAAAAGCAGACTATAAAAAATTACAAGCAAGTGATCCAACTGCTGCACACGAAGCGTTAATCCAGGGCAGGGTAGAGATGAGAGACGATAATTACGTAGCTAACCAGACTTTTAATCAATAAAAGAAGGGAAAGTGACAAATGGTCGACTTTACAAGTAATGATACGAATACCACTACGTATAATGATACTGTTTACGCAGCTATCATTAACGATGATATTCTAGATGCTTTACAAGCTGCCGTTGTGACACCTCCACTTCTAGCAATGTTCGATTTATCAGGACAACCGTCTAAAGCAGTAGATATTCCAATAGCTGATGCTGAATCAGCTGCTGCAGTTTCAGAAGGTGCAGAGCTTGCAAACACAGCTCTTTCAACTTCTAAAGCTACTCTTACTGCTTCTGAGGTCGGAATCATGGCTACAATCACAGACGTATTAGACGTATCTTCTATTGCCGCAACTCGTGGTGCTCAAATGAGACAAATGGGTAACGCAGTAGCTCAAAAGATTGACGTTGATATCTGTGCTTTGTTAGCTGGATTCGGTACCGCAGTAGGTACTTCTGGTGCTAACCTATCACTCGCTAACTTATTTGAAGCAATTTATACTCTAGAAGCAGCTAATGCTCCTGGACCATATGTTGGTGTATTACACCCAATTCAAATTGCTGACTTAAGAACTGCAGTAGAAGATTCCTCTTCAGGAATATTTACTGGTGGCGGTGTTAGATCAGGTGCTGGAGAAATTGGAACAAACACCGATACAGGTTATTTCGGTAACTTTATGGGTATTGACTTTTATCAGTCAACAAACGTTCCAACTGCAAACTCTGCTGCTGACCGTGCTGGTGGCGTATTCTCAAAAGATTACGCTCTTGGTATGGTACAAAAATGGCCTGCAAAAACAGAAATTATGCGTTGGGCTCCAATTCGTGGTTTCGTAGTTGTTGTGTCATCTATGTATGGTGTCGGAGAAATCGTTGATAGTGCTGGTGTGGAAATCACAACAGACGCTTAAGCGTTTTAAGTCTGGGTAGGCAGAGTAATTTATTGTCGTGTGTTCCTACCAACACACACGACAGAGGAGAGATATGGCTGAAACAAAAAAGAAGAGAGCTAAAAATGACAAAGGTCAATTTATAGCTGATGACCCTAGCACTCCTGATGTTAATGAAGCTTATGTCCAGGAAAAGAAAAAAGACGACGGTTATGTTAAAACTAAAAAGTTTAAAGGCCAAGTCTTAAAATTTACCGCACAAGGTAAATATCCTGACGGCAGAAAAGTGCCTTTCAAGAATATGAAAACTATGAAAGCACTACAAGTTGATCCTGACGGTATGGTGACTGGAAATGTAGTTCAATTACCTTGGGAACAAACTGTTAACAATGGTGTAGCTGGTGAGCCTGAAGACCAAATAGGTCTTAAAAAGTATGAAAGAAAAGGTTTTATATTCTGCGTAGATGACGACGGAACACCTTTATTTTCAACTCTTTGGGACGATTGGTCTGAGTATGATGCTGCATATGAAAATAAACTTAGACAGAAAAACTTAGGTGAATCTGGTAAGTTTGCATCTAACGCAACAACTTCAAGGACAATGGGTGGCTAAAAAAAATAAAAAAAAGAAGGACAAAGTTGAATTAGACGACGCGTCTAAATTAATGGAGGACTCTTTTGGTTTGGACAAACACCTGAAACCTAAAGCTTCTGATTTAGGTGAGGAAGAATTAGGCGACGGTGTTTTCCAGAAAAAAGTTCGTGTTCATAGAGATGCTTCAGGAGAGATATCTCAATTAATAGATGCAGATGATCCTTTAACTAGAGAAGAAGAATTAGCTATGTTAAAAGTTTATTCTAAAGTAGCTGAACAACCTCCTGTTATAAAAAATGCTCCTAGAACTGATAAAGGAAAAGTAATTCATATACTTGCAACTCGTCTCTTTCAAGACTATGTTAAGAATGCAAGCAATATGACTAGACCGAATCCACTGAGAGACGGAATACCTGGTTGTGCGTGCCCTGTTAAGAGTAAGATAGGTTGCGTGGATTGGTGTGGTAAAGATAAGCTTGGTCCTAGGATATGGACGGCATCAGCACAAGAGGTATACGATTGGATAGTAGAAGTAGTGAAGAGACGAGCTAATATAATAGACTCGAGTAAGAAGAGTAAATAGTGGCTACCGCAGCTGCAGTTAGACAACGTGTCAAAGATTACCTATATGGGTCTGATTACCTCAAAAGACCATTTACAGATTTCTTAAATCAATCTGGTAATGTTTCAGCAACAGATACAGTTATAACAGTTACCAATATTAGTAGTTGGGCTGCTGGAGACATTGTTGAGTTTAATACTGGAGAACAAGCTTATATTAAAAGCGTTGATAATGATAACAGTAGATTTACAGTAGCTAGGGCCTGGAACGGAACAACTGCAGCAGTTGTAACTGATTTAACTGCAATAGAAAAAAATCCTAAATTTTCAATATCTAAAATAGATAATGCCGTAGATGCAATCTTAGAAGAATTATATCCTGAAGTTTATGTTTTTAGTACAGGTAGTGCTACTGCTAATAAGAACAGTTGGTATTACACAACTGCTGATACAGGCCTAAAAGAAATTTTATCAGTTTATTATCCTCGTTCAGGGTCTATTGGAAATGATGAGCCTTGGGTTATTAACACTTGGCGTATGTCAAAGCATATGCACACTTCAGGTTTTGCAAATGGAATAGGTATAACAATGTGGGATTATGGCGAACTATCTCACGGAGATACTTTTTATTATACTTTTAAAAAGAAAATTGCTGCAACAACAGACTTACTTGATAGACAAGTAGAGCTTGTGGTCTTAGGTGCAGTATTTAAATTAATGGGATCTACAGTTCCACCAAGCACTAATGACAGTAAAGATACAAGACAAATAGTTCAACCAGGACAAGAAGTTAGAGATTCTAATTGGTTTTTATCTGAGTATTTAAGAGCTAGAAAAGAAGAAAATATGCGTCTGAAGGAGGAAGAGCGATTTGTCTTAACCAGCAGACAAACTAGAAGAAATAGAAATTATCGTGATTGACGGATATTTTCATATTAAGCTCGGAACTTACAAGTATCGTCTTGCTACTAATTCTGCTGACGACCACTATAGTGCAAAATTAATGCCTTTAAACATTTCTAATGCACAAATTGTTCAATCCTCTGATCCAAAATACGATTTAAGGCCTGATACTGCGGTGTGGGAATTAACTGATTGGTCTGCTGGTGAAGGATTTAAAAAATGGGATAGGGAAAAAGGAAATGGCTATGATTACTCTACAAACATAGATGCTTTACATACTCCTGGAAGTATTCGTTTATCTGCTGGAGTAGAATCTGCTGGAACAAACGTAAACAAAACAGGAACATTGGTAAAAGCTTCTGACAAATTAATACACTTTTCTTCTTCTGATGATTCAGTAGCAACTTATTCTGGAACTTTAGCTAACACAACTTGGGATATTCAAGATGCTGGTAGCACAGATATAGCAGATGACGACTACTTTGGTGTAAGAGGAGACGGAGACGGTAAATATGTATTTATACCAGTTAGCGGCGGGCTAAGTGATATATATAGATTTGAAGTTCAAGACACTTATACTGATGATTTTGCAGATACAGATAAATGGGTAGACGCAGATAGCCAAGATGTTTTTGATAGACCTTTAGTTAAAATTGGAAACAAAATATATGTAGTTCATTTAACTGGAGAAAAAATATCAGTTATGGAATATAGTGCTTTAAGCACTGCTTCTCCTCCAGTCAAAGGAAATGAAACATTTGTTGTTCACGAAGGAAACTTAGATGCAGGATCTAATCAAGGAATTGTAGCTAGAGGAGACAATGAATTATTTATTTGTGTAAGAACTAAAGCTGGTGAAAGTGTTTTATATAGAGTTCAACCTTCTAGCTCTTTAGGAGAAGCCTATGGTGTCGAAGTTGCACGTCTGCCTGGTTTTTCTGTTGATTGTATTTGGTATGCTTCAGGAGTATTACTTATAGCTGGAACTTCTACTACAACTGGAGTAGATGAACGAGTAATTTATTATGTAAAAGGAACTGAATTTGGAACATTTGGTTTATTAAGACAAGATGCAGACTTTACTGCTGGTAAATTAATAACAAGTACAGATGCTTCTCGTATGGATAGAACTTTTTTCTTAGCTCCTACTGGATCATCTGCTAATACTTGGACATTATTTACAATAGATTTATTAACTGGTGCTATCTTTGGTGGCCCAGAGTTTAGTTCAGTAAAAGACCCAAACTCAGTTGTAGACTTTTTAGGTAGAGTTTTTGTTTCTGAAAACAAAGGCAGCGCTAACACACAAACTTATAGAACTGCTGGAACTTATGCTGCAAGTGGCTCTTTATATACTGCAGTCCATAACTTTGACATTGGAGAAGAAAAAACTTTAATGTCTGTTAGATTAGCAACTGAGCCATTACCAGCTAACACTTCAGTTCAGATACATTACCAGAAAGACCAAGACGGAACTTGGACCTCTGCTGGAACATACGATACAGATGACGGAACAGGAACAACATTTAAGATATCTACAAGTTCTTCTTCTGTGAAATTTAAAAACTTACAATTAAAAATTACATTGAATACTAGCAACTCCGCAGTAACTCCAGTAGTTAGATCAGTTCAAGTAAGATGTACTCCTTCAGAATATGTTAAAGAATGGGATTTACTTCTTGATATATCTGATGAAGACGCTCAAGCACAAGGTAGAGCTTTTACTGGGTCTCAACTTATAGATTACATAAAAGCTGAAGCTGCATTAGAAAGCATTTTATCTTTTCAAAATGGATATGAAATTGCTGCTAGTGGGTCATACGATACTCATAATGTAATGATTAGAGACTATAATTTACAATTAACTTCTCCTGGACAAGGAGTGGCTAGCATTAAAGTTAGAGAAGTAGAATAATGAAAATTTATAAGGTAATATAACAATATGTATCAACCGATTAGTGATTTTTTTGATTTAAGACCAATAAGAGAAACTAGATTTGATATATCTCGTTCTTTATTATTTACTAAAGCAGACGGTAATACAAGTCTTATATCTTTGATAACTGAAGATAATCAGTCTAAACTTCCTTTTATAAAAGGAGACGGATCAACTAGCAATATTAAGTTAAGGATTGGATAATGGCTGATAAAGTACCAGTAAAAGCATCATTTGACTCAGCAGGAGAAGCTGAAGGATTATCAGAATTTGTATCTGGTGATACTGTTCCTATTACACACGGAGGGACTGGACTAACTGCACTAGGGTCTGCTTTACAATATTTAAGAACAAACTCTGCTGCTAACGCTATGGAGTGGGGAACTGTTGCTGCAGATATTGAAGCAGTAGTTGCAGGAAACGGACTTAGTGGTGGTGGTACAAGTGGATCTCCTCAAGTTGATTTAGATTTAAACGAATTAACTGCTGCTGCAGTCAATGTTGCAAACGATTTTATTGCAATAATTGATGCAGATGATAGTAATTCAAGTAAAAAAGAAGCTATATCAGATTTAATTACTGCTATTGCTGGAACTGGTTTAGCTGATTCTTCCGGTGTTTTGTCAGTAGATTTAAATGAGTTAACTGCTGCAACAATTAGTGTTGCAAACGATAGTATTGCAATAATTGATGCAGATGATAGTAACGCAACTAAAAAAGAAAGTATTGCAGATTTAATTACTGCTATAGCTGGTGTGGGTTTAGCAGTTGCGTCTGGTGTTTTGTCACTAGACTTAAATGAATTAACTGCAGCAACTGTAGATGTAGCTGCTGACAGTATTGCAATAATTGACGCAAATGATAGCAACGCAACTAAAAAAGAATCTATTTCAGATTTTATTGATGCTATAGACGGAACAGGTTTAACTGCTAGTTCTGGTGTTTTAAACGTTGATCCTTCATCATTAACAGACGGAGCTAGCCTCACAGTTGATACTGCTAACGATTTACTTATTTTGGAAGACGTTACTAACGGAACAGTTTATAAAGTAAAACCAGAACAAATTGCTTCTGGTAGTGCTAATAAACTTGAAGCAGGAGATTCAGATTTAGAATTAACAGACGGAGTAGCTAGCGGACTTCATTATGAATTAGATAATACAGATATGGCTGATTGGAATCAACAAGGCATAGCTCTTACAAGTTCTGGTGGTATGTTTAAACATCATCAAACTCAATCAGTTAACTATACTATTGCTGCAAATACTGGATCAATATTAGCTGGTCCAATTACTGTTGCAGCTACATTACAAGTTGACGGAACATTGGTGGTGTTATGAGTTCAATTTTAAAAGTAGATACAATATCAGAAAAAACTTCTGGTAATGGTGTAAACATTGATAGCTTTCAAGTAAAAGATGGTGGAATATTAGCTGCTAGTGGAGTACCTTTACAAGTTGTATGTTATTCAGATGTTATTACTGCAGCTAATACAATAACTAGCAGTAGCTATACAGATATAGAACAAAGTTCAGGTACAAAATTAGAAATAAAAATTACACCAAAACAATCAGATAGTAAAATTGTACTTATATCAAATGTTCAAACTTATCACGAATATTCAGGACATGTTGCTCTAGTAAAGGCTTTAAGAGATATAAGTGGTGGGTCATCTGACACACAAGTAAGTCAATATAGATTTAGAGATGAAGATACTCCAAATAATTATAATCACAATTTACCTATATCTTACAATTTTGTGGATACACCAAATACTACATCAGAAGTTACCTATCATTTTCAAGCATTGGTCACAAACACAGCAGCAGAATTTCAGTGGCCAGCTGTAGATACAGCTAATGGAAGTTCTCAAACCTTTACACTTTGGGAGATAGGAGTATAAATGCCAGGTAGTATAAAACTTTCAGACGGATCTAACACAATAGCACTAACTGCTCCAGGCTCAATAAGCTCAGATAAGACACTTACACTTCCTAATGAAACAGCAACACTTGCTACTACTACTGCTTCTAATTTAGGTGGTTTAGTATTAATAGAAACGAAAACTAATGACGGCACAAATAGTGGATTATCTTTTGATAATTGTTTTACTTCAACATACAGCAATTATAAAATTATTACTGAAACTACAGGTTCAGAAAGTTTAGAAGCAAGATTGAGAGCAAGTAGTTCAGATGATACAAATTCTGCTTATGGAAGTATTATGGTTTATAGGTATCTAGAAGGTTCTACATCTACTGGTGTTGATAGAACAACTGATGGTCAACAATGGAGATGGACATACCAAGCATCAGGCGGCAGCGTAAATAAAGTTGGTTCAACTAATTATGTTTATGGTCCACAAGAAGCTACACCTACAGTATTTTCAGGATTTTGTATTTCTAATTGGAACCACGGCAATTCATTAAGTTCAGATTTTGCAGGAGTATTTACAAACTCTACGCAATTTGATGGTATTACAATACTTGATAGTGCAGGTAATAACTGGACAGGACAAGTATCAATTTATGGAATAGTGGAATAATATGGCGACATTAGATGAATTTATAGCACAAGAAACTTCTGCAATAGAAGATTTAAAACCTTTATACAAACTAGCAGATACAAAGATAGAATACACTTCTGAAGAATATGATTTAATTATTAAAGCTAGAGCAAATAAATTATTTGATGAACAGGAAAATGGTTGGAAAAAAAATAGACTTGCAGAATATCCATCATTACAAGATTGCATACACGCATTACTAGATGGTGGCGATACTCTTACAGATCTACAAGCAGCAAGACAAGCAGTAAAAGACAAGTACCCTAAAGGATAAATTATGGCAA